CAAAACCGACAAACAATAATAACATGAGTAGTATTACAACTCCTATAGGCGTGGCTCGTTGGCCACGATTGAATCAACCTGACACCAAGTTCGATGAGAATGGTGTTTATTCGTGCAAGCTGATCCTTGAAGAAAAGGATTATCAAGAACTGGAGAGCAAACTTCAGCCTTGGCTTGATCAACAATACGCTCGTTTCTGCAATGAGATGGGCAAGAAGCAACTTCGCAAAGCACCTACTGTCCCCGTTCGTGTTAACGATGACGGGGAGTATGAGGTCTATGCAAAGCAAGTTGCAAAGAAGGAGACATCCAAAGGCACTTTGAACTTCACTGTTGCCCTGTTTGATTCTCAAGGCAAGAAGATGAACGATGCACCGAATGTCGGCAACGGGTCGAAGGTGCGTCTCGGAGTAGAACCTACAGCTTGGTTCGTTCCTTCGTTGGGCTTTGGTTACACCTTGCGTCTGAAAGCAGCACAGGTTATTGATCTGGTTGAGTTCAATCCTGGTGGTTCCGATTCGTTTGCCTTTGACTCTCAAGAGGGTGGTTACGTCTCTGAGGATCTGGATGATGCCATGAAGGAAACTGATGACGTTCCGTTCTAAATTTGAAAAGAATTTAGCCCTCGACCTGAAAAGGTCGGGGGTTTCTTTTACATACGAGTCGCTGCGTTTTGAGTATTACAAGACGCACCATTACACTCCTGACTTTGTTTTGCACAATGGTGTGATCATTGAGGCAAAGGGAAGGTTCACAGGGTCAGACAGGATGAAGCACCTTTTGATTAAGGAGCAGCACCCTGATGCTGATATCCGATTCGTATTTATGAGAGCAAGCAACACCTTATCGAAAAGATCCAAGACCACTTATGGAGCGTGGTGCGACAAGCACAACTTCCTTTGGTCAGAGATGACTGTCCCAAAAGCATGGACTACTTAGCAACGCATCAGCCGTGTGAGGATTGCGGCTCATCAGATGCACTTACGATTAACACTGATGGCAGCACCTACTGCCACTCTTGTGAGACTTATCACAAGCCTCAAGAAGATATGAAAACTATGATGAAAATAAAGAAGCCTTCGGGCATACCAGAATTTGTTAACGGATCTTACAAAGCTATAACTCCAAGAGGAATTACCTTGGAGACTTGTAAGAGAATGGGCTACCGAGTTGGCGAACAGAATGGCAGGGCTTGCCACATCGCGGACTACCGAGACGATGACAAGAATATTGTCGGGCAGAAGCTGCGTTTCGAGGGCAAGAACTTCAGGATCGCTGGGGACATCTCTACGAGATTCTTCGGGCAACACTTGTTTCCTATGGGAGGCAAGAAGTTGGTAGTCACCGAGGGTGAGATTGACGCACTTTCAGTAAGCCAAGTTCAAGATAACAAGTGGGCAGTAGTGTCCATACCCACGGGGTGCTCCTCTGCTGCCAAGGTATTCAAAGCAAACCACAGTTGGCTCAGTATGTGGGAGGAGGTTATCCTTATGTTTGATGAGGATGAGCAAGGACGCAAAGCTGTAGAAAGCGTAGTCCAACTCCTTCCTCAAGGTCGTGCTAAAGTAGCAAGGCTACCGCTCAAGGATGCCAACGAGTGTCTTACGAATGGCAAGGGCAAGGACATCATTCACGCTATCTTCCAAGCTATCCCGTGGCGCCCTGATGCGATTGTTAGTGGTGACGATCTTCTTACAAGGATCTTGAATCCCAAGAATGCTGAGTCAGTTCCCTATCCATTTGATGGTCTCAACACGATGACCAGAGGACTACGGAGGGGAGAGATTGTTACCTTTTGTGCAGGGAGTGGCATAGGTAAAAGCCAAGTGTGTAGGATCATTGCTCACAGTCTTGTGACCGAGACCGATACAGCAGTCGGATACATCGCACTGGAAGAGTCTGTTGAGCGGACTGCCCTCGGCATCATAGGGCTTGAGATGGGCAAGCAACTGCACCTTGATCCATCGAGCATTAAGAGCGAACCTGGTTTTGAAGAGGCGTATGCTGCGACCATAGGATCGGGTAGGTTCTGGCTTTATGATCACTGGGGAAGTTTGGATGCTGACAGGTTGATCTCTCACATCGCTCACATGGCAAAGGTCATGGAGGTTTCCTATGTAGTCCTCGACCACATCAGCATCGTTGTTTCTGGTAACGGAGATGGGGACGAAAGAAGGATGATTGACAACGTGATGACCAAGCTACGTGCTTTAGTTGAGGAGACAGGCATCGGTCTTATCCTTGTGTCCCACCTCAAGAGACCTGCTGATGGCAGGGGACATGAGGAAGGAGCTAACACATCTCTTGCTCACCTGAGAGGATCTGCTGCCATCGCCCAGCTTTCGGACATGGTCATAGGGCTTGAGCGTAACCAGCAGGATCAGGAGCAGAAACACGTTACTACCCTGCGGGTTCTCAAGAATCGTTTCAGCGGGGACACAGGCATTGCAAGTAACCTCCAGTTCGATGTTGACACTGGCAGGATGAGTGAATACACATTCGATTCCATATGATGAAAGATAATCCTAAACAACAACTGAAACGCCACAATATCCTTTTCTTTGATATTGAGACTAATGCTATCGATCATTGGCCTACCCTTGGAGGTCTTAAGGATCTGCATTGTATTAGCATCATGGATCATCGATCAGGTGTTATGAAGTCCTTCAACTCTCAAGAGGACAACATCCAAGAGGGGATCGATATGCTCAACAACGCAGCCTACATCTGCGGTCACAACGCGATAGGCTTTGATGCTCCTGCTTTGCGTAAGCTCGGTTATACCCTTGATGCCAAAGTCCTAGATACCAAGGTGATGTCTTCGTGCATCTATCCAGACCTGATGTCTGATGATTGTAAACTTCCTGAAACAAGATTACCCGTCCAGTTCAGAGGTCGTCACAGTCTCAAGGCTTGGGGGTATCGTTTGGGAGTTCACAAGGGTGAGCATGGCGACACTGAGGATTGGACTATGTGGTCTCAAGAGATGCAGGATTACTGTGAGCAGGATGTTAAGGTCACTGCTTCTTTGTTTGATTACCTTCTCAATCAGAAGCCCTCTTCGGATATGTTACACCTTGAGCATGACTTTGCTGAGATCATCTCTAAACAAGAAGACAACGGGTGGCCTTTCGATATCATCAAGGCTGAGCTGTTGACCGAGAAGTTGATGGCAGAACGTGCTGATCTCCAAGCTAAGTTGCAAGACACTTTCGCTCCACAGGTGATAGAAACCAAGACTCCTAAAGGATGGAGAGTGGAAGTGGATGGCAAGACCTTTGAGGCTGCTACCAAGACTGCTTTGAAAGCTCAGTTGAAAGAAGTCAAGCTGAAGCAGAAGTTCGCTGACAGTGCAGTTAAGATGGATAACAAAACGAAGAGCATTCCATTTAATCCTAACAGTCGTGATCAGATCGCTGAGAGATTGATGGAAGCAGGGTGGAAGCCTGAGAAGTATGACGGCAAGCGTCCTAAGATTGATGAAGCAGTCTTGAGGGGCATAGGCACTCCCGAAGCTGATATGCTTTTGCAATATCTACTGCTTACTAAAAGGCTTGGTCAGATTGCCGAGGGCAACAACGCTTGGCTTAAGTTACTTAAGGGAGAAAGAATCCACGGGCAGATTAATACCAACGGGGCTATCTCTGGTCGATGCACCCACAATCGCCCCAACATCGCCCAGGTTCCTGCCTCCCGTGCTCCTTATGGCAAAGAGTGCCGAGAGTTGTTTACTGCTCCAGAGGGCAAAGTTCTTGTGGGCGTAGACGCAAGTGGACTTGAGTTGAGGTGCTTGGCTCACTACCTTGCCCAATGGGATAAAGGTCACTATGCCAACGAGATCCTCAGTGGTGACATTCACAGTGCCAACCAAATGGCTGCAGGTCTACCCACACGGGATCACGCTAAGACTTTCATCTACGCTTTCCTCTATGGTGCAGGGGACGCTAAGATTGGTTCGATTGTTGGAGGTTCTCGCAAGGAGGGAAGGAGACTCAAGCAGTCCTTTATGAATAAGATCCCAGCGATCAAGAAGCTGTCTACAGCTATTGAATCCAGCTTGGAGAAGCGGCCTTATCTTACAGGCTTGGATGGTCGCAAGCTACCTTGTCGCAGTCCACACTCAGCCCTCAACCTCCTGCTGCAATCAGCGGGTGCTGTGATTATGAAGAAGGCTTTGGTTCTTTTTGCTGAACGAGCAGAAGCACCTTATGAGATGCACGGCAACATCCATGACGAAGTTCAGCTCTCTTGCCTTCCAGAGCACGGGGATCTCTTAGGTGAGACCTTTGTTGAGTGCATTGCTCTCGCTGGTAAGAAGTTGAAATTCAGATGCAAGCTGGATGGAGAGTATCACCTCGGAGACACTTGGGCAGAAACACATTGATCTTATGACTACAGAAACACAACTAATGGTATACAAGCACGAAGCACAACACCCCTATGCTACTACTTCGATAGCTTACAAGGAACTTGCTAAAAGAGCCTTAGAACTTGATACGAAGGTAATTAAACTTGGGAAAATCATAGAAGAAATGGAAGGTGGTTTTATTTGGCCCCTTGAATCAACTGAACTTGAAACACATGATAACTGAAACTATTAACGCACTCTTCCATGATGAAGAGGGATGCCGTGAGTTGGTAGCGATAGGTCGTTATGCCCCTGCTGACGAAGGAGGGTGGCAAGACGGCAAACGCAGTGAACCACCTACGAGTGCCTCGATGGAACTTGATGACATCCTTACTCCTGAAGGAGGGAGTGTATACGTAGAAGAGTTGAGAGACTCAGCCCTTAAAGCTCTTTGGGACGAAGTAGAAGATTATGAAGTAGAAGACTATGATTGATTTAAAAGG